TTCTATATTCAGTTTCCATAGAAGCAATGTTATTATCCAAGCCAACATCTCCTTGAATAAACGCTTCATACATATGATTTTCATTTTTCATAACAAAATAATTTAATCCATCTGTTTTTGTCATAAAAGGTGTAACCAAATCATTCATTTGTTGCTGATATTCCGTTTTAATAATAATGCTATATGTAATATCCAAATAAACTGGCAGGGGCATTGTTATCGTTTCATAAACAATCTTTTTATTCTCAATGAGACGCCCAAGAGAATCACGTTTTGGATAAGTTGATTGTTTGTTGCCGGCAACCCCTCCTCTTAACCTTCTGGAATCAGCATTGGCAAAATTTGAGGTTTTATCTTGTTTTATTCTTCTCGCAATTGTTATCGAGCCGCCTTTTTCGTCGTTGATCCTTTGTATGTTGCCCCAAACAGAGCCTTTTTTGGCCAGATCTTTCACCACACTGGTCCTATCTATTATAATACGTGGAAAAATAAGCGTACCATCTTGATCTCTCAAGGTATTATCTTCTTTTGATTGAATAGCGCGTTCAGCTGTTGCCCAAATAATCGGAACCTTCTTCCAGCCTTTATTTGTTGTAGTGTGAATATCTAATTCTTCATTCAACCAATTATGTACAGCATAATCAATCGTCTCAAGTGTTGAAGGCATGAATGGTATTTCTCTTAGTTTAGCTACCATCAAATAGTCCCTTACGTGCTCTAATACATTTTGCGGAAATTTCCATTTTGTGATCAACTTGGCCAAAAATCTGTTTTGTCTCGTTCAATGTCACGATTTCATAATAATGAGATCCATATAACACAAAATCACCCTCTCTGACGAACAAATCTTGATCTTCGGTCAATCTTCTTTTGTGAAAATGAACAGTGATGCTTGACCTTCGATCAATTCCAGCACTAGTGTTCGTTGTTTCATGGCCTTCCCACTCAACTAGAGCATATACCCTAACCGGTGGCAGAAAGGTCTTCTCTATTGCCTCTCTATAAAGAGAATGAAAATCTGTATGATCTTTGCTTATTGGATAATACAGCACTTGTTGGCCAACAACTCGCTCAATGAGTTCATCATTGACCTGTTTAACTAGATTTCTCTCCTTCTCTCCTAAAAACAGAGGAGGTGGAGGATTTGCTGGTTGTGACCATTTGTTGTCAGCCATTGTCTATTACCCCACAAATATTCCACCCGGAATTGAAGAGTTGACCTTATTGACATTTTCTGTTATTGTTGCCTCTTGTTCAGCTAGCTTGGCATAAACCATTTCATCGAGAACTGTTTTAAGTTCTTCCCTGAGTTTTTCTTGCTCTTCTTTTGCCTGCGAAAGCAGTTCAGAATGGTTTAATGTAACTGATTCTCCCGGTATTGGTATAGTGGAAAACTTTCCTCTAACTTGTCCCAACGTTTCCTTTGAAAGTGCCAGAGCAAACCTTCGAACCCACTGCTTACCAATAGAGTTGATATTCTTATATGGAAGATTCTCGAATGGAAGAGTGTTCATATTGTTGATGCCTTTGACACTATCACGATATGCTGCATTAGGCTCCCAAGGATCTTCATCAATTGTAAAATTTATCCACATCTTCTTTGGATGAGATATAGTAACATCTGGAAACAATCTTAGTTTATTGTTTTTGATCTCGAAAGAGTAATGTGAAGTCCTAGTCCACAAGTTTGATTCAAAAGCCATGGCTTGAAGTTTGTTCTGCCAAGCCGGCACCAGTTCAAAATTGGCATCATCGGCAAACTGACCATATTGGTGAAGATTTCCTACGGTATTTAAACCTCCGTAATATCCATAAAACCTCCACATAGCGTGCGGAGTCTTATAAAATACTTTTCGAATTGTTATTCTTCGATCTGTCACATTTCCAAAATAAGGAACGGCGCTGTCAGTAGCTGCAGAAGATGAAACTATTGACTGCAAATCATAATCCTGTGTACCAACCGAAGTATTAAAAGACGCCGAATATATAGTTTGTTGTCCACCAATACCGACTTCAGTAGAAGTAGCATCTCCTACGCGTTTGGCAAAACCAAATTGAAATTTAGGAAATGCAAGAGCAATGTTACTTCCGGATAATCCATCTCCTGAGAGAAGTTGACCTTGGTGATCAAACGAACCAGTGGTTCTACCCAACAAAGTATCCAATACATTTTTAGATTGATGAGAATTGACTAGGTAACTATATTCCAACACTGACTCTTCATAAGAAGCATAAACGTTTTGTGTTGTTATCTCTATATCTAAAATGTCTCCACCAAGTTTCCTATATGTATAGGATACTTGCTCAACTGCTCCAGAGACAAAGTTTGTGTCTGCTAGCGCACCATCGGTAGCATAATAACCAAATGGTAAATTTGCTAATGTAACGTCACCATGCGTACCTGTAGATGGCAACTTGATAGCGCTAGTTGTGCTTGATGGTGTTAAGGTTGGAACCGCCATTAAACTATATCTCCTCGGGTATAATTAGTTGCCGGCGTTACAAAACTACTTATCTTTCTTTATAGTAGTTCGTTTGGATCTTTTTCTGGTTTTACGAGTTGTGGATGTTTTCTTTGCGATCTTAGGAACGGGTTTTTCTGCCACTGGTTTTGACTCGACAATCGAAGCCTTTTCAACAATTGTGGATGTTTTCTTTGTGATCTTAGGAACGGGTTTTTCTGCCACTGGTTTTGACTCGACAATTGATTCTACTTTTTCGTGGCTTTTCAACCTCGCAATTGTTGCTCTCAAACCGGCATACTTCTTAGCATACTTGGGGCTTGTCAGTTTTCTTCTTCTCTTTCCCATAATACCTCCTGGGTTGTATAATAAATAGTTGATTTTCAATAAAAAACCCCACGCCGTTGAAAACGTGGGGTTTGATATTAACAAGGTTTTTAATTATTATTAAGCATTAGTGGCGGCGTCTGCAAATAATGTATCAGACGCATCGATTATGAAGCCGTGGGCAACATATCTGTCCCCCAGACAAACGATTCTCACCAATTCACCAGAAGTACCGGCGGTCTTCCATCCAATAAAATTATTGCTCGTTCCATTGCCGATAGAGCCGCCCCCGCCGTCAGCAGCACAGAGAATTCCAGTAAAAAAAGTTCCATCTCCTACGGTTACATTAATATTATTGTCCATAGTATCGCCATCTTCTTCGTCTGCCATCACTTCGCACCACCAGCCTTTGCCAGCATCGGCGGCAGCTGGTAGTGTCAAAGTCACATCAGCTGCAGGATTCACGTTAAAAAGCGTTCCACAATCAGCTATTGTGATAGTCTTAGACGCGGTTAATTCTTCAATCTTAATCCGGTTAGCTGCATATCTTCCTGATTTACTCATCTTTTTTAAATCTCCTTTTGATTTAGGCTATTCGCCTTAATTTGTTTCATATTAACCGTCCGAACCAGTTATAGCTCCACTACCACTCACAACACCATTAGCGATCCACCCATCGAGGCCGCCATACTGGGAGTTTGGAATTGCCACCAATTCTAATGTATCCCCTAGGGCCCCTTTGGCAACAACAAACGAAGCAGTCGCGTTCCCCGGGAAGTTCTGTCCAGCCGGATTGCCTTCGAGAGCGGAGGCGGCAACCGAACCCAAAATATAATTAGTAGTAGCCTCCGGCGCAACGCGGATATTCACGTTCCCATAGGCGCTCTCAAAGGCCGTCAGGATAAATTTATACCAACAACCTTTTCCAGCAGTGTCGATGTCTGGCAAAATAACACTATATGCTGTAGAGGATGCTGAAAGTTCAAATATTGTTCCACATTCTGAAACCTTAACAGTCTTTGCTGCGGAAATAGTTTTTATCTTTTTTCTATCTGCTGAATATCTTCCTAACTTGCTCATCCTTTTAATTCCCCTTTTGATTTAGTTATTCGTTTCATATTAAATAGTCGTGACTTGTTTAAACTTCCAAAAGAAATACAAAAAAAGCCCGCCCTGACGGGCGGGCTTTAATTGTTAGTTAGCTATTGTTTAGCTAGCTCCACTCTCTCCGAGCAAGCCGCGAACAACAACCAGACCATACATATCAGGTCTGACCATCTTCTTAGCATAACGAGTCATCACGCCCTTGCGAGGCACGAAGTCTTCGATACCGAAGATCGTCGGAGTAACCTGCAGCGGTACATAAGGAGCATAAACATAGCCGCTCTCAAGGAACGAACCACCCTTACGACCAACCAAGACGAGGTTACGAGGGAAATAGGGGTCAACATAGACGTCCCACTTCTTACTCATAGCGCCAACCTTGACAGTTCCGACAGTGCCACGATCGTCATCAGCAGTCACACTAGCTCGAAAGCCAGAGGTAAACTCAAGGACGTTCGCAACTTCAGGAGAAGTAACAATAAAGTTAGCTCCACCACGAAGTGTCTTACGATGAATCTGTGCAGACACATCATTAATGGTCTCAGCAAGAGTCTCATACCACTCACTAACTGTACCCGTGAAATCGGGAGCAGCTGCTGTAGCACCAAGCTCGGTGCCGGTTGCTCGATTAACGAACAGACCAGGCGAGCGCGACCAGTAATACGTTCCAGCAGTAGCCAGTCGTACAAGATCATTAAGAATCTCCCGGTCAATCTCAAGAGCAATCTGCTCAGAGAGAATACTCGTAAGTTCAACCTCTGCATCCAAGTTGTGATAAGCGTTGAGATCCTGGCCAAGTTCCGGAGTCCACTTCGCTTTCAGCTTCTTAGTTACAGCAGTGACACTCACCGAATCGACCTTGATGTCGATCTCGGGAATTTCTGTGTTATTCTCTAGACCCCACGTAGTGGTTCCAGCAATAGCACCAATAGCATTGGCGTCACCAGCAGCTGCAGTACCATCAAAAGCATCCTTTTCCGGATAATGAACTGTAATTGCCACTGCTGTATCCGCAGCTGCAGCTGTTGAATCACCGTGCATAGTAAACTCAACGGTAGCTACATCAACACGTCTAGTCAATCGACGAACTGGGCGAATATCTTCATTTGCATCCAGACCAAATGCAACGCCAGATCCGCTAGCCTGTGGGCGAATATCAAGGAGAATCATGTTTTCCATATTGATATTCGCCTGTTCAGCGGCAGTAAGAGTAACATGTACCTGTTGAACTTTATCAGTACTCTCGGCGTTCAAAAGATCCGGATCAAAACGCAAGTCTTTCTTCTGAGCTTCCGACAGCGCGCTGATTGCAGTAAAAGCTGCCAAGTTAGCGGTTGCACCCGGGAAGCCGTTTGCAGCAGTAACTGCGGCGGCAGGGGCAATTGCGCTAGCTGCAAGAGGAAGCGTTCCAGATGGCGAAGAATAACCTTGGTTAAGGTTGTAAAACCCCTTATCAGCATTATCTCCAGTAGAGGTAACACCCGCATCACGAGCTTCTTGACTAAGGTCCACACCACCAGTGATCTCCTGGCCAACCCTTCCACCACCGTATAATGAATCATTTGCACGATAATCATATCTCGCAGCCGTATACTGAAAATCAAGGAAGAAGATCAGTCCAGAGGGCAAACTCATGGGCTGAACACTTACAAGATCATTTGCAATAAGTCCACCGAACACTCGACGGACGATCGGAAACGCGACGGCCGCGAAACCCTCGACGTCACCACCAGCCATAGACGAAGCTTCCTTCAGAAGCTGCTTGGCCTGGTTTTCAAGAAGGCGTGCCATAGTAGACTTCTTTCGATCTCCTCCGAGACCTTCAAGAAGGCCAGTTGCCTCCCACTTATTAAGAAGGGCATCGCCCTCCTTTTGAAGATCTCGATCAACGATACCTTCAGTTAATTTTTCTAAAATACTCATTTCTTTTAAACCTCCTATTGTTTTAAAAATAAACTATTTAATTCCCGCAAGCTTTCGCATGCGATCTCGGACCGGATTTGGTAAGCCGGAATCACGCGTCTTTTGACGATTAACCCTAAGCACAGAATTCCTTCTTTCCAAAGCTTCGTTCAGTGATTTTGGTTCTTTTTTTCTTGAAAAGTTGGAACCCACTGCACTTTGAAGCGTTTCGTAAAGAACTCTAGCTTCTTCTACCGTATCCGCTTTTGAAATAGCTTCGACAATTTTTCTTTTTTGTCGCTCATTCAGGGAGGTGCTACTTAAAATCTTGTTTGAATAAAGCAATCTAGCGTTTGATGATACCATTTCTTCGAGCTTTTCTTTAAGCATCATCACTGCTTTCTTGTGTTGCTTCGTGTTACTAACTAGTTGTTTGTTTGTCTTAATTACTTTTTTAAGACTTTCTTTTAATTCTTCGTTTTCTTCTTTGTATTCAGAACTTTGCATTCGGGCGAGATCTAAATCTTTCTCAAACTCCAATTCTGCTTCGGGCCTGCCTGCCCACCCACTCATTTGAGGAGACATATCAACAAGAAGCTTTTCAATCAATTCTTCATCGATCTCGATATCTTCTTCTAATGCAAAAAGTTCTTCGTCTTCTTCTGGCATCTGCAACCCGGCAGTCACTTCAGCAGCTGCTTCTTCCTCTGTCTCTTCTGGTACACCCTCTTCTTCACTTATAGCTTTCTGAAGAGCGCTCAAATCCATGGTCACGATGGCTTCATCATCTGGACAAGGACAAAGATCTTCGCCGGCGGTGGCTGCATCGGCAACATCTACATCATCAAATGTTTCTCCTCCACCTTCTAATGGTGCTAATGGTGCTGCTTCTCCTCCCAACAACTCTTCCTCTTCGGGTTGTTCTAGAAGAGATTCGACTGCCTCTTTAATATCGGCAGAATACTTTTCAATAATTGTTTGTTCTGCGTTTTTGACAGCGGCTTCTTTTAATGCACTAGCATCGACAATCGCCTGTTCTAACATTGATGACATATATAACTCCTTGAATACATTATTAATAAATAGATGTTCACAAATAAATAGTATTTAGTTCTTTAAAATGACTATATGTGTTGATTTTCTGTTATCTCCGACTTTCATATAGTTACTCTACTTTATCCTATAGCTCAATAAAATCTGGTGAAGGACTGAAAAATATCAAATCTACATCAATTGAATGTCCTATAACTCTGACAACTTCTCCAGAACCCGATGGTATTACAGTTGTATATTGACCGGCAACAAAGCTGGCATATACTTGTCCTCCAATATCAAAGGCGCCTGGGCCAGCAGATCCAGTAATAAGAGAGCTTGTTAGTTGACACAACCCACGAGTAAGAACTCCTTTGGAATGTGGTGGAGCAGTGTCACCGACAATTGCAATAAAAGCTGCATCGCCGGAACCAGTTGCAGCTGCATTAACTAAGCTCCATTGTTTTGTTGAATCTAAATAAACCAAATGGCCGGCGGCTACTCCAGCTGCGGAACCAGTGCCTGCAAATAGTATATCACCAGATTGATCGTATGCGCTAGTGAACGATGAAGAGTGAGTCTTAAGACCAACCCCGAAACCAGGCGAGAATATAGCTGCATTACCTATGGTCACATTGCCGCCACTCATTTCAACACTGCCAGTAAATTGATAATTGGCACTTTCTCTAAAGATTATGCTTCCAGTTGCTCCAGTGCCGTCTCCGACACCGCCGATTAACACAATGTCTCCACCATCATCATTTGTTACACTGGCTTCCGACCCTTGAATCTTAAATTCGCCAGTGGTCATGCCAAATAAAGCGGCAGGCTGAATTTTAGTCTCAGTGGGTCCAGCCTTAAGCTTGAGAAGATTCAGGCCTCCAGCAGTATTCCTCCCGCCTATTGCGATCTCGACTCGGTGATCAGCAGCAGGAAGTATTGAATTGTTTCCGAAAATATATATTTCTTCTGGATTGGCCGAAGAGGTCATTCTAAAATGAGCCCCTTCAAAGTCGGCATCGTATTCCAAACTGGTCTTGACTCCAGCTTTATCTATAGACAAAGTTGAAGCACTTATTTCAACACTGCCAGTAAATTGGTGAGTGTCGCCGGTGTCATTACCAAATTTTGTATCACCTAAATAAGTGGTTGTAGTGATCGTTTCGAACGCATATGATGTAATTGTTCCAGAAACATCTAAACCTCCAGAAAGTACAAGTTTATCGTTGGTATAATCATATGTAAAGTTGCTAGATCCACTAAGAGTAGATCCTGAATTGAATTGAACGTGTGTGTCGGCGCCACCCACAGTTGCAGCCGCGGCACCCGATATATATGCCCATCCTAAATTTGGCATTAGATATTATTCTCCTATAATAACATAATTAGTTCGTAATCAGTTATAAGCTATATCGATTGTCTAAAATTAGTTCCAAGTTGAAGATTGATGATTGGCAGAGTTCACAGAGGATAGTGAATATCTGATTTGAATTATTGTTCATTCGTCATGTTAAAAAGTGGAGCATGCGGCAAAGATATTAACTTCACCAGAATCTTCGTGAACAAAAGCAACCCTATCTATTCCCACTATATGATAAACTCGATATTCTCTGGCGCTTGGAACTTGACTCGCCACAGCGACTTCGGAATCAGCCACTGTTATAGAAGCAGCTGTTGGATTGGTGTTGTCACCAACTGGAAAAGGAGCTGACTCTGGTATCTCAAACCACCTTAAAAAAGCATGACAATATCCAAATATAGTCAACGCAGCTGGCGTGGTATCATGCGCATCTTCAACAAGGACATGCAAATATCTTTGATTTTCTGTAGCATAACCCTCAGTTGATGCAGTAATACCTTGTAAGTTGTTTGTATTCGCCAAAGGTGTAACCGTCCCACCTTGACTGCCGGCTAAATTCTTGGGGCTTCTTGTTCTTCCCCAACTATTATATAGTGCCATTGTTTATCTCCTAATCTCTCATCTTTTCTTCATATTGTTTTCGAAGCTTTTGAAGAACTTTTTCTCTTTTCTTTTTCTTCATTCTTCTTTTTTCAGAAGACTTCTTAAACCTTTGTTTTTCTATAACTTCTCTTAAAAAACCTTCTCTTTTGCATTTTTTAACGAAGCGCTTAATTGTTTTTTTTGGATCTTCTCCTCTTCTTGAAAAGATCTCAACGTTAATCCCCATATCTTCCTCTAATAATTAGTCCTAAATTAACTTACTCCAATTGGAATTAAACATTCCACTAATATCTACGCCGGCATCTCCAGGTTCAATATTTGCCAATGGAGATTGCTGATTACTTTCTGTCAATGGTTTTGTTCCCTCAAATATGTCTATACCATTAAAAGAGCCTCTCCCAACCGCATCCAACATTTTCTTTTTTTGTTCTTGCAATTGTTTTTTGGCATGCCCATTGGTTGGTTTACTGGCAACCTTTTGTTCTCTCTGTTCTCTAACAACCGGCGCAGCATTGACGCCTTTCATTACTTCACTAATAATTCCGGAAAGAACACCTTCTTCAAAGATGACTTCTTTGATACATTGTTTGATTAGTGGTTTGAGAATCTTTTTGAATTCGTTTGTTTTCATTTATCTCTCATTTTTGTTTTCTCTTTAAGCTTTCTACCGCAACTAAACCTCTGGTTCTGGTTTTGGAGCGTGAGGGCTTGCATAATTTGGATCTAAAATTCTACCTATGCGAGTAACGACACTTTTAGCTGCACTAAGTGCTTTTTTCATTTCTGGATCTGCTAGTAAATTAAGCTTTTTAGCATCATTAATCATATTTCCAACAATTCTGTCAACCTTTTTATGGTGTGAACGCATTAACGATTTTGCTTCTTCAGTGGCGCCGGTTGCTTTCCGTTCAGCAGCCTTTTTAGTCAATTCACCGGCAGCAGTTTCAGCACCTAATGCGCCAGCAGCCTTCGCTCCCAGGCCACTTGCAGCACCTTTGAGGCGGCTTTTAACACCCTTTCCCCGGGCTTTTAGTCGATCCAACCAACCTTCTTCAATTGCTTGATCAATCTCTTCCTGGATAATTTGATTTAATTGCTTTTCAGTTATTTTCATTTTATTCCTCCTTTATGTTAACACATGTAATATGCTATATAGCGCTCGATTAATTCGATCTGCTTTTGTCCACAATGTTTTTTGTCTGCTCTCCGAAAGATTCAAATATGCATTTGTCGTCGAGGGCTCAGACACAATATCAAAACAGATTAACTGAAAATCGTCTTCAACAATCGTTCCATCTTGACCTTCTGTGACAGAACCCAACCCTCGTGAAGAAATACCCAGTGAAACACCAGAATTGGCAAGCGATATCAGAATGTTACCAGATGGAGTGTTCAAACACTGAATCTTTCCCATGACGTTACTGCCATCCCACCACAATCTCTTCATCATGTGTGAGGCATTGCGAAGATTAACAACTGAATCTTCTGGATGATCTAATTCTCCCAGTGCTCTGTTCTCGTTTATGATCTTTTGATAGTTATTGACTTCTCGTTTTAGAATGTTTTCAGAATATATTCGGCCGTTGCCGTTCTTTTTGCCGGCACACTGTACAATACCGGTAAGAAAGACAGTACCATCGTTATTAACCATTCGCTTTTCAGCTTCAGTTAAATAATCTTGGCAAATACCACCTTCGCATAATTCATAATATTCTCTGAGTAATACTTTCTTGTTCATCTCAAATCCTTAATGCAGGCGCAACCTGCACGAATATGCTTCCTCGGCAGCAATTAGCAACTCTTGGAATCATGTAACGTTTCATTCTTGTCCTCCGAAATCAACTTTTAATCCATTATCATTAAACAACATTGATAATACATAGCTTGTTCCAGAACTCAACCATCCCAGAAGCAAAGCATTGATCAAATTATAATCAAATGTAAATAGTTCTGTATATCCATTTACGCAGAACAAAAATACACCAACCCAAAACCCCATACAAGCAGGGCAGTGAAAGAAACAATGCTTTGGTCTGATGTGATCAAGAATCTTTCCATAAACCAGTATTGATGTTAAACCGAAAGAACAGAGAATAAAGTATAATAGCCCTAGCATACTACTCTCTATATCCATAAGCAAAGTTTAGTCCATAGGGACTTCTAATATACATTGGTCTGAGAACGCCTTTCTTTTCGGCATGTCGAGTTGGATCGAAATCAGTAGATTCTTCATCAGATGGTTCTGTAAACCGATCTTCTTCTATCTGCTCAAACTTCTCTAAGTATTCAAAGTATGGTTTTTCAACTTCAAGCCACTTGGCGATACCCAAAAGAACATATTTGGATGAATTGTTTTCTTCAGTCACAGGAATCTTTGCTTCCATAGAACCAAAAACGTTCCCACCTTGAATGCTGTCTCTGTCGACGACACCGCGCTTAACTAAAAAGTCAAATAGCTTATCTTGTGTTTGATATGTTTCTTCTGTCAAAGAATCTTTTGAAAACGCAACAACTTTCATTTTCTCAGGCATCACAACAACATCGATATCTGGATGATCTCGAATAACAATGTCGCCTTCAAGAGTTTTTCTTGCGTTTAACTCGAAAGTTAATCTATTTTCTTCCTCTTCTCCTTCATCGCCTATTGTAATTGTGATATCAGCCATTAGCTCTGAATCTCCCGGGCAAGACCTTGTATTTTCAAAACCTGTCTTATCGTGCTTTCATTAATCGGTTTAAGTTTGATGCCGGCAATGAGATTCAACACTTTCTTTGTTGAATCAGTCATATTTGTATCTTCTTTAATCTCGTCCAATTCTAATGAAGAGTCCACAATCTCTATTAATCTTGTTATTTCTTCATTTAAATAAATTTTCAAATCGATGCTATCGTTGGAAAACGAAATAATATAATGGTTTAGTAATTGCTTCTGTTCTTCTAACAATCCTTCATACTGTGAATTAAACTTCTCAATAAAAGTCTTATAGGCCAGATTTCCTATTGACTTCATTACTTTCTTCTCTTTTGAAGTTGAAATGAGATCAGCAATAATTTTCTTTTCCAATAAAACCCTATTTTTAACCGTTACATCTTCATCAAACAATTGCGACAGTGTAGCCAAATCTTTATAATTGGGAACAAAATTGGAAAAAACAGATTTTGATAAAAACTTGTTTATCTTCGATATGACTTCACTTTGTTCTCTAAAGACTTCTCCTTTATCAAGTCTTTGATGGGCTGCTTTTGTTTCAAAAATGTATTTCTCGGCAGTGTGAGGGTCCATTTCTTCGCTGGTTAAGGTGTCTTTGTATAATTGTAACTCTTTTTGGAGAATTGTCCCTTTCTTAAAATGTTCTTTAAGAATAGAAAGAACGTTGGATTTTCTTTTTTTATTCTTCTTTATTATACTTTTGGTCAATTCTCTAACCAAAATTTCGTATAAAAACACCGTATTGCGTTTTTTATTGTGTTTCTTCGACATTATCTTTTTTCTCCAATTCTGCAATCAAATCTCTAATACCTTGATTTACTTCAATTAGAAGCTGTTCTTCATTATTATAATTAGATTCGTTGTCCCCAGAAAGACTTTCGCTTAGATTAATTAAACTCGGAGCTTTCCAAACGTTTCTTGTAGTAGGACGAGCAGTCTCGTCTGACCAAGAACCTTTTGTTCGCCTGTGGTTTGCTCCTATACCCCTTTTATCACTTTTAACCGGAAAATATACTTTTCCTTTTGAACCCGGAGTTACATAACCAGTACCACTATCTCGATGGCCTGGAGCGGCCAAGAGTGTTTCTTCTTCGCCGGCAAGCTCTTCCTCACCGCCAAGCTCTTCCTCACCGCCAAGTTCTTCTTCTCCGAACTCTTCTCCACCGAATTCTTCTCCTCCGAAGTCATCGCCTAATTCGCCCATTTCGCCGGCGCCGAGACCACCTTCCATCTCCTCTTCGCCGGCAGCTGCAGCTTCAAGAGCAGCAGCATATTTACGATCATAAAACTGTTCTCTCTGGTTGCGCAGGAATTCTTCTTCTGAAAGACTAAATATGTGTTCTGAAACCCAACGCTTGCTGAAATAACCTTCAGTGGCTGACCCAGCCGTATCAAACTTTGTTTTCCAATGCTCTAATTCTTGAATCTCAGCAATTCTCGAAGGATTGTTCAACTTAAGTTTAAAAGATATTAAATCGTTTGTTCGATATCCCAACGAATATAAGTGAACAATGCCGATCTTCTCAAGCTCTGACACAACTGATCTTTGCAATCTCTGAATAGTTCTGGCAAAGCGAATATCTTTTTGAGCCAACGTTGTTTTGTCTTCTTCTGCTCCTTCTCCACGAAACAAATACGATTGAGGAATCTTCAAAGCAGCAAACAATTTGTCCTTTAAATATTTGACATCATCAATATCTCCAGTATAAGAACCACCTGGAAGAGTTTCAACTCTAGAATTGATGCCGGCTCTCACCGGAATGAAATAATCTTCTTCAACAGAAAGAGGATTATATCGCAAATCCACACGACCAGTAGTGGGATCAACCAATTGGTTTCTCTTCATATTGGTGATTGTTTTTTGCATAAACTGTTCAATATCTTGAGGAGGAACATTGCCGGTGTCAATGTAAAACACACGACGTTCTGGCGAACGAACAATACGATAAGCCATCATTGCATCTTCTAGAAGAACCAGTTGGCGCCAGATACGCCGGGCACCTTCCAAAACTGATGTTCCATATGGAGCATACTTATCATTTCCCAAAATACGAATGTGCGCAACTTGCCAGTTCTCAAAAGTCAACCCACCGGAATTCCACTGAAATTGAACATAGTTTGGATTCGTCTTATCTTCTCCTTCGATCCTTTCTACTTGATCATAGGGTAAAGCAATGACATTTTTGACGCCATAATCTTCATTGACGTCAATATAAAGAAACATGTCACCATATTTGCACATCGTTCGACACCAACCAAAAAGATTGAATTCAATGTTCATTATATTATGATACAGAGAGTGCAGCACCGCTTTGATTTCTTCATTGGGACAATCGATTTTCAACAAAGGCTGTAAATCAGAAGACGTGGTCATTTCATCTGCATATATGTCCATTGCCGAATTAATAATCGGTTCATATTCCATTTGATCAAAATCAGCATATCGCTCCACGCGATTCTGATTTGCAATCATGCTTGTTTGAAGATTCTCAAATGGATTGTGAGCGGTCCGCTTAAAAGGTTGACCACTCAACGATTTAAACGTATTCGCAAACTTATCTAATTGATGCCGGCGATACTTTCGAATCGTTTGAGCACGATAGTCAATAATAGGCCCAGAAAAAACCCTTGTTAATTTTTTAAATAACCTAGAATCTGGGTTTTTGGGATTATTTATACTTGCCATATCTATCCTTTATATATCCATGCATATTGCTGTGTTTCTTTTTGTTTTTCTTTGTTGTGATGTGGCACATACCCTTTCATTCCCGGGATTGTCGTATTCATAGTATAGTCGACTTTTTTCATTGAATTCAAAAAAACCTTAGAATACTCTATACCTTTCTGATTAACAATTAGCGCAGTGTCTCTCACCCAGCAGGCGATTGCCAAGGCCATCATGAGGTCATCGTTATATCCTCGCATTGCTTCTGGTTTATTGTTGTTCCATACAAAGGTCTTTATTTCGTTGAGAAGGCGAGGAGAATATATCTTAATTATCTTGTTTCTAATAAATTCTTCCAATTTTGCAATAATCATTGGGCGAGTTTTTCCAGAAGTCGTGAATCCTGGAACACAATCGTTCCTGCCTTCTGTCGCAAATTGTTCAATATATTCGTGTGTTGACTTGATTGAATGATATACGTTTGTATATCCCAAATCTTTTATTTTCTCTACGACTGTGTATCCAATATTGTTGTTCTCGACAACAATCATGCAGTTTCCATATTCTTTGCCGACGTTATATACATATTCTGCATATATATCGGGCGTCGGTTTTCCTTGATACTCAGCAACAATTTCCATTGTGTTGAGATTTAATATGTGAAAAACGGAATAGTCCTTTCCATCTCCTCGGGCAACATCAGCAGACAAAAGATAGGTGCAGGCAGAATCGTATTCTTTCCAAATCCAAAAATTTCTATCAAACCCTGTCTTATATTTGGGCTCACAGATTTCTTCATTGATTCTTTTAATATCATCGGGATGAATGACGGTTTCACCGGAAGCATTAAAGTTGCACATATATTCTTGTGCAATTTGTCTCTTAGACATGTTCTTTGTTTCTGAATCAAACCATTTTTGATCACGATCGGGGTGGCGATCCCACATTAGTTTAACATTGCTGAATGAATTTAGTCCTAAGTTAGACTCAGTGTATGTCTGATGGAACCAGTTTCCAACACCGTTTGGTGTGGAAGCTACAATACAACGACCACCAGTTGAAATGGTTGGTGACAAACCTGTCCACAATTCATCTAGTCCTTCAACGTGTGCAGCTTCATCAATAATGAGAAGAGATAACGCTTCTGAACGGCCGGCATCAAACGCGGTAGAAGCGGCTTTTATTTGAGATCCATTTCCCAATTCGAAAGATGTCCTGTTATCAACTGAAATATTTGTTAGTCGTATCCAGCTTGGCAATGCTTTAATAATCGCTTTCACTTTTTTGACCAGCGTTGAAGCCGTCTGAAACTTGGTTGCCATCACGAGAATGTTTTTATCTCGATGAAATAGCATCATCCAAGAAATATAACCCGCCATTATTGTCGTAATGCCCATTTGACGAGCCTTAAGTATAACATTAAATCTGTGATCATTAAAACTTTCTAAAAGCTCTTCTTGATAATCATATGTTTTAAAGGGAATTAAACCGCGTACAGGGTGAGATATTCTAACATAATTGTTAATAAAATAGTTTGGATCTTTCCCAGATTTTACAATCTCTTGAACTAATTCCTTTTTGGATAATTGATAACTCATTCATTTCCAAATTTAGTCTTTCTTTCTTGTTACGTTTTTAGGTTTGGGAGACTTCTTGACAAGTTCCAACCACTTCTTAAAAGACTTCTCCAGCCGTTCTTCACTTGCTTCAGCAACAGGCTCAACGTCTCCAATTCCACCAATCTTATACCATTTATAAGCTTGAACCCAAGAACGAACCCTGGAAGTATTTTGAACAATAGCTTCCATTTCTCCTTCAGCAGTCAAAGTCAGGGCATCGCCGGTTACTTTCTTGTATTCTTTCTTAAGAAACTTTGCGATATCGTTAATCATGCTTTCTGTATCTGATTCGAAGTTCTTGTCGTGAACGTCTTTTAGCTTTACTTCAGAATGATAGTGGATACACAACAAATTTCCTGAAAACTTGACCTTAAAGCCATCCATCACACGAGAATCAAGAATTGAATCTCCTTCTTCTCTCTTCAAGCCAAAGGTATGTGCTTCGCCGTCATCCGTATAGCGAGCGTCGTGCCCTCCGTCATACGCATAAGTCAAAGCTTGCGATATTCCTCTGATAATCTCTAATGTTGTAGCCATTTTATTCTCCTTGTGGTCTCCAGCCAGAACGCCAGCGTTCTTCCCGGTTTTCTACATACTGTATATAGCACTTAAAACAACAATTATATTTATTCATATAAACATCATCCTGTGTTTTAAACGAATAAGTTTCACAAACCGGGCAAGTTCGTTCTTTTCCCTTAATAAGTAGTTTCTTGGGAATGAAAACTCCACTCACTTCTACTTTCTCGGATTTGTCTCTGATCTTGTCTCGCTTTTTATAAAACTCTTCAATTTGTTCTTGATATTCTTTTTCTTTTTCTTCATTCCAATCTTTTTTTGGATTTTGAATTGCCTCTTCGCCATACTTCTTTGCTATGGCTTTTTCGACTTTGACGATGTAGTGTGGATCTTTGTGTTCTTTAATCATAATCCTACCTTGGTTGAGAAACTAGTTGTACTGGACCTTCATAAAATTCATCAGGCGCGCCGAGAATTGTTCGTGTAAATCGACCAGATTCAACACTAATCCGTTCGCCAATTTCAGCAAGCTCGCGGAGGTCCGACCGCCCCATCTCTCCACTGTCTATCATCTCATTTATGGATTCATAGGCCCACCGAATTATGTCAGCGCCTTCTTCTGATGAGTTTTTCAAGTCAACAAGTTCGTCCATTCCTTGAGCGTGTTCCAACCACTCAACTGCTTGAGCGAACATTCGCGACTCCCGGGAGCCTCCTATTTCAGATGGGAATTCATCTTGCGCAACAGACAAAAACCCTTTGATCGCATCAAGTCCAGTATCATTTAAAGTAGTTTCTTCACCGGTGTATCCCCCAGTGCTAATAGCAGCTTCTACTTCACCAGCCAAACCAGCCATTACTGCCGTCACTGCCAACATAACTAAAATAGTTGTGATAATCTTACAAAGTGTTTTGTGGGCTGAACAAAACTTTGCAACCTTTTGCATGATGCTCTTTAACACTCCAGCAATCTTATCCAATTGAACGTTTGCCGTTAACATCATTTTTAAGGCTTGGAATACAAGTTTTTTGAAAAAAGATGCTACTTTCTCAACTGCTTTCGTAAATAACTCTTTTCCCTTCTCGTATCCTCCCCTGAGAATGTCCAATAAACCTTCATTTAAAACCTGAGAGGCTTCAAATATAACCATTTGTTCCCATTTATTATAGAGTTGTTCTTCCGTTATTAAACCTTGCTTGTGGTTTTCACAAAGAACTGTAAAGTTGTTTGCTTCCTTCAGAAACTTTCTCCAGTTTTCAAATAACAATTTCATTTTAAATACCCCACTATCTCATCATAAGTATTTCCAAGCTCACCTCTGTGAATGGCAGACAAAACATCTTTTTCTGCCCGCCCTATCTCTTTGCCCTTAAAGCCCATTTGCATAAGTTCTTGTCCACCAATCTCCAACTCAGATCCTTTTAATGGGAGATCAATAGCGGACATTATTTTCTCTGCTTGCTGATAATAGCCAAGTTGTCTCAGAACGTTCGCAATCAATGGCATCTTTTCTTTCTGATCGACGGCATATTCATAGACCTCGCCGGCATCTCGTGAAGCTGCTATGGAAATGTCCAAGTACTTGATCATGGCGTTTGTTGGCCGCATAGAATTAAAATCACCGCCGTTTAGAAAGAAGGCAACAAAGTTTCCATTTATTTTGTCCTCGGGAGTTCCCTCGATCCTGACTATTTGTGGATCAAAATCATCACCAAACAACCTTCTTCCAATGCCAGTCTCCTCAAGAAGTGAAACAAGCTTGTCACTATTAACAGAACCCTTTGTCCAGGCCTTATTGAACTCCATAAAAACCCTTTCAGCAGCAACGGTGTCGATTTTATCGATATTGTTTCTAATCGCTGCGAGCGCAGCGGATTCAATGTCAAAGTCAAAACGAACAGCAAACTGAAGCGCTCTCATCATTCTCAGCGGATCTTCTGAGAACCTTTCATTTGGATCACCAACGGCCCTAATGGTTTTGTTTTGTAAATCTTTTTGTCCTCCGAACACATCTATGATATTGCCGGCAGAATCTTTGGCAAGGGCGTTGATTGTAAAATCTCTTCTTCCTAAGTCGTCTTCTATTGTGGCGTTGGGATCTGTCGTGACATCGACATCTGTGTGCTTTTCTCCTGTCTTTTCTTCGCCAATTCTTGGAATAGCAAAGTCAAATTCTTCTCCATCAATTATAGCAGTAATAACACCAAAAGATTTGCCTACCAAGCTAACTTTTCCCAAAGGAGTCAGGGCAGTCGCAATCTGATCTAGTGGCAGCTTCCTTATCAAGAAGTCAATATCTTTGGATGGAGGGGTATCCGGTAACAACTCGTCTCTCACAGCGCCGCCGACTATATAACTCTCTCCTCCGGCTTGTTCAATAGTAGATTGGATTTTCTCTATTGTAGCTGGATCAATCGCTTCGTGAAGTCTTGTGAACTTCCACCAATTTTCAAGTAGAAGCTTCATCTAAAAATCTCTTGCACTTTCCCACACACTTCAAAAGAACCAATTGGTTGAAAATCTTCTTCCACTAGTTCGTTTGACATTTGCGGTTCGCCGCCCGTTTCTGGGTTTGTCGCTATGGTAATGTGTGGTAGGCCTAATATTTTCATTGGCATTGGCAAGTCTCCCAAATCAACACGAGCGGTCACGACCATATCATTTTGAGCAAGGCCAACAACTTTCAAACAGCCGTTATAATCCAGCCAACGAGAAGGCAGACGACGCTTCATTTCTGCTGGTGGTAAAATTGTCATATGGTGTGCGAGAGTTTTCCATCCTTCTGGAACATATTCTAAAAGTTTTGAATTATCATCTAGTACGAAAGCCGTGTATGAAACATCTTTGGTTGGTGTCCCAAGGGATATTTCATTCAAGAACTTTCTCCAGTTTTCAAATAGAAGTTTCATTTATGTCTCTCCAAAACGGGAGTCGGGTTCTGCCTTTTCCATTGTCTCTTCAAATTAGCAAATATCCCGTTCTCTGTGTCGAGTGCTCTCTTGTATATTCTCTGTCTTAATTTGGGCGAAGTTCTTTCCCAACTGCCCGGGCCGTAAAAGTAGATGAACCATTCCATAAATTCTTCAGGGCTCATTGCAACAAATTCGCCATCTTTATAAACAGCACTATCCTTAAACGATTTAATGGCTGCAATGACCCTTGCTTGTATTTCTTCAGTGGAGTCAATATATTCCTGAGTGTCTGGGTTGAATTGTTTTTGTCCTCCAGGGGCTCTATATGGTTTATGTCCCGACCTAATCGCATTCAAATAATGAGTAAGTTCGTGATCAAGAATTTCTGAAACTTCAGAAATCGCTTGTTGAATCTGTGCATGTATCTGTTTCGTTGTGAACTCATCAAACTGTTGTTCTTTTAAGCCAATATGGGGAGCACTTAACCGCATGCGGCCTCCGGTGCTCATGTCTGCGGCCGCATCGCCGCCTCGAAGATCCCAAACAACCATTACCTCGAATCTTGTTAATGCCTCCTTAAATGTCTCAAAATCAGACATAATGGTCTCATCCTGCGTCATCGCTTGATATTCTTCGAACAATTCCTCATCCACAGATTCTGGTCTTGTTTTAAACAAGTAAGCGAACGTGCCTCCAGCATCTTCATCAGTCAGGTCCAGGGCCCACTTATAATCTTTAATATCATAAAAATTTGACAGTTCTCTAATGAACTTTAAGAAAAATTCAGTAATGTTTTCATAAAGAACATCTGTTTTTCTCTCTTTCAAATACTTCCGCCAGTTTTCAAATAGGAGTTTCATCCAATCCTTATCCTAATGGCCGATGAACGAACCCCATCCAGAGACATCATTAAATCATAAGCATCGTTCTTTAGTTCAGAAAGTTTTGCCAGGTATCCATTTCTTCTTAGCACCTTGAACGCAAGATTCTCAGCCGAGAACTCACCTCCATCGGTCAGGCCGCATCTTCTCATGTTGCGAATCTTTTCCTTGATTTCGACTGCAGTTTCGTGAGCTTCTTGATATTGGCCGGCAGCATACATTTTTTCAGCAGCATCAACCTTCTCCATCATCACTTCTGCTTTCCTGCTGATCGCTTCTTTGTCGAGTTGCACCTTTGTCTTGGATGGTTTGACCGTCCAATAACCATTCAACACTGAATACATTCCTGTTGAAGCATGTATCTCATTGGCATCTTGAACATAGATTTCAACTTCATGACCTTTGATCATAATCTTGTGCATGCGATTCCAACTAGAAGACATATACCTAAAGAACCGATTAACCAAACCAACGTTGTCATCTACTTGAGCCAAATTAATAATAATATGCAAATCTATATCTGAATATTTTGTCCAATTGTAGTTTGCTATTGAACCGGTTACTATTATATCAATAATATCAATATTTTTTAACTCTGTTTTTTCCCAAAAATCTAATGCTATTTCTTTTAACTTCTCTCTAATCTGCGAATTCAATTCGTCGTTCTGCCAAAGGTTTGGTTCAAGAGTGTCTTTTAGTTGAAGAGTCGAGAAATCAAAATCCTGCAATTCTGTTATATATTTCTTCCAATTTTCAAACAACAGCTTCATCATGATGTCCTTCTTTTCCTCAACATCTGTCGCAACTCCTGTTGTTCTGAAGAGGGCGGCGATGACAGCACTATATCGGCATATTTCTCAGCCAATTTTTCATCCTCTGCACTTACCGCCCATGAGTAACCCTGTTCTAAATTGAATTTTATTGTTTTAAGCTTATCTCTGAGATCCCAAATATCATGAGATTCTTTTATATATTCGTCTACTTCCTCGAAGGATATTTGCCCTTTTTTACGAAGAACATCGTGCATACCCAAAATAAGCTTTTCCACTGCTGCGTTTTTTATTCCTAAGCCAGTTTTTGTTTGTTCTTGCATTTGTCTCTCGAAAAAGATCATTGGTTTTTCCACTTCGGCAATCACATAATGTGGATTTTGTCCCGGCGTCCAAGTTATGTGTTCTAATATAACAGATTTTGCCTTAGTGTTTATACCTTTATAAACAAAATACGACGGCCAAAGATCACGTTGATCAATTCTTGCATCATAACCCGATGGCGTTGGCCAATGTATTTCTCTTTCTGCTTCGGAAGTCAAATATTTATAAAGTTCAAATAAACGCTCGCGGCTGTCCATTACGTCGATGGCATCGTGCGTAACAGGAAGTGTAAGCAACGTCCCTCGTTTGAGAGCCTTAATTTCATCATAACTGGTTATTTTTTCATACTCAACATATTTTAGATTATTGATAAATCCAATCAATTTTTTTATATATTCATTTTTTTTGTATTCTGGATCCGTCGCGACTTTAATAATATGAGCATAATATAATGTAGCGTTTTTCATTATTTCATAATCCAAGTTATCGTGACCCGGATATCGAAACTCGACATATCCCCTACTGTCAATATACTTGATATTAAATCCAAGATTCTTTCCGCCAGAATGCCTCGTTGAATATTCAACAACATCGGAAAGAGTTTTGTCAAGTATGTCAAAGTTCTTTTCAATAAAATTCCCTAATATTGATTCTCTATTGGGTCTGGAGGAGGGTTTATAACGAGCAACCTCTTTGCTTATCTGTGTTGTGATTGCTTCAATAACTGTCTGTTTGATGGGGCCGGCCCAACTACTTCCTTGGCGTGTCTCGAAGCCTTTTGTCGCAAAATCACGATTCAAAAACAACAATGCTTTCATTAAGTTGTAATCTTTGTTTGATCTTCCTTCATCATCCAAATAACCAACGTTGGTGTGAAGGCCGGTTCTTCGATCCATATAAAAATTGTCTTGATTATCATAATCTTCAAAAAATAATTCCAAGAAATCCAAAGATTCTTGCAGGCCTTCGATATATGGTGGATTTGACATTGAAAACTCAACATGAGGATCTGGGCTCAACGTAGGATCCGGTGTATAATCCAATTGATGAGCATATTTGTTCATAAAATTTGGAAGATATCTTTGCATAAGCCCTATCATGCTGCTCTCGTCGAACTCTTCATCGCCATACTCGTCATAAATATGGCCATATTCCTCCTCATACCGATGTTCAATTTCAAAACCCATATCAGCTAGATAGCTGATGGGATCTCTGCGATATTCCTCCCACTGGCTTTGGGCTTCTTCTTCCATATATGTTTCGGCTTTGCGCTCAACCATGCTAGCAATCTCTTTTAAATGTTCGGAATCAGACTCTTTAAAATTGCTTGACAAATTCCAAGCATCGTTCATCACGCCCCACCTCGTGTCTAATTCCAAAATCTCTCCTTCAAGCAGTGAATCGACATCAAATAGCGCATCAGAGAACTCATCTCCCATTTCGATCCATCCGAAAAAGTCTTCCAAAGAAATCAGCATATCTTCGCGCTGTCGCCACAGTGGAAATCCCGAAATATCAGATTTAAGATCAAAAACATATCTTCTAAACAGTTCAGCATTATCAATTCCTGATAATATATGAACAATCTTATCAGTTTCCTCTTCAGGATCCAAATCCAATCCAAGTTGAACTGCTTTCACTTCCGTAAATTCTGCCAGTTCTTCTTTAATCGCAGGGATGCTTAACAACAGCTCAATAAAAGCATTTGCTTCTGGAGAACCATCTCTTGAAATACTCTCAATCGCCGTATCATATAACTTCCGGCCGTCATCTGAATTCCTAACAGAGATTTCAAATTTTACAATCTGGTTACTTGCTGCTTCATCGGGCGGATATCCCATATTCGGAGCAATCTCGTCGGCAATATATCGATCAACCAAACCATCACCAGTGGCATCATACTCGTCAAGAAGAGAGTCCTCCACAAAACTTTCGAAATCTCTTTGTCCTGCGTCTTCAGAAAAATGATCAAAACTTATATAATTGCTAGCATATTCTTCCAAACTCGGACGTTCAGATTCGGCGCCGCCGAGCACTGCTGATTTATTAGAAAGAAGCTCAATCTCATATGAAATGGTAAACCGATCACTATCAGCCATCAGAACTTCTTTGTCTGCTTGTTTGAACTCTTGTATTAGTTCTTTTTCTTCTGCGATATACTTTCGCCAATTTTCAAATAATAGCTTCATTGCCTTCTTCCCAAAAGTATTTTTATTCCTTTTTTTCTCTTCTTGTTTTCATCGAGGCCTAGGGCTCGGGCGCGCTCGGGGAGTTCTTCTTTTTTTGATTCAAGTGTTTTCACAACTGCCTTGTTAAGTAGTTCGTCTATTGCCTCTTTGACTGCCTCAGAAAGAATATCATAGTTCTCATCAAAGTACTCAACAAACTCTGCTATGACTGCCGACTGAGTTTCATCCAATTCACCAGTTACTTCAACACTCATCTGAGTTTTGATTTTCTTTTCTTTGAGCGAAGCAGAGGTCATGTATGGATTAAATGTGAATGCTGTTGCTGGAAGCATCCTTTTTATTTCTGGTGCTTCAATACCTGGAATTTGCAGCTGTTTCTCTGCTTCGGCATAGGCTCGGACCATAAGAGCGTCCAATTTATCATAAAGAAGGTCGTCCGCCCTACTGATGAGTTTAATCTTGAAGAAGTATACGATCTTTCTCTGTATATCCTTGTAATGCTCCATAACACGATCGATCCAATCCGGGTTCCACTCGCCGGTGTCTTCAGTACCAGACTTCGCAAGATGCTCTAACCCCATCAACTCTATTATTTCTTTAGCTGCCTCATCGAAAATAGTAATATTTTCATAAACAAATTGTACAGAAATTTCTACGCGTCTTCCTTCGGCGCTAACCACGAAATGCTTAAACTCTTTCTCTGCGAGTTTTGCTTTAAGTTGTCCAATAGGTTCGTCTGATATATCTAAAGCCCCTTCTTCAATGAATAACTTGATTAAATCTTCGCGAATATTATCATATTCCGAATCAATTTTAGACATGGAATCCACAAAATTTCGAAAACCTTCGATACCCACTGACTCGTACTCGTCTGGATTTATGTCTATTCTCACTTCGTTTTGATAAACCTCCAAGTAATCCGGATAAATGTAATAAGCATCCAGCAGCGATCTCATTTCATCTTCTAAATCAAAATCCTCTAAATCCTCAGGTTGGAACTTGGGGCCAAAATCTAAATCTCCAAAGTCAAACCCAAAACCACCACTCCAGTATTCATTCTCATCATAATCGCGGTGAATATAGACGTGTTGTAATCCAGCCTCATCCTCAATCCTTTGGTACTCTTCTTCCGATGGGCCGGCAGGATTCATCTCAAAGTGGTGTTGTGCTTCAGTATCAATAGTGTTCCATATGTCTAATACTTCGTTATCCCAAACTTCTTCCAGATCGTCGTCGGGTTCTAATCCAAGTTTATCGAGTGTGGCCAATATCTCTGCCTGCTGTTCTGGATATTCTTCGCGAAAATCATCTTCCAAGTGTGGTGTCTGAACGTCTCGGTCTTTTTCATACCTTTGAATATACTCAGTATAATTAATAGCAAGTTTATAGGCGTCAACAAAGTCTTCTCCAAGAAGGTTCATTGCAATAATCTCTGTGACCTCCTCGTTGTCCATTGAATTATCTGCAGCATCATAAGCTTCCTCAAATTCACCATGATCACCATAAACCAAAGCTAACTTATGATATTGGCGATAAGAACTGGTCCAAAAATTCTTTTTGTTCTTCATAAAAAGGAAATAGAATCCTTTGCCTTCGGCGGTAATACTGTTGAAATAGTTCTCTGACTGTGTCGCTGAAATACACCACTTTGTTCCCATGCCCCAATAGCAGGATGCGCCGGTAGTAAGTGGGCGAACCAACAAGAAATTGTCGTCTTTCATTATTATTTCGGAGTTTTGTATTGCTTCTTGTTTTTGTTGTTCTTTTTTCGCCTTCTCTTCATCTTTTTCCTTTTTTCGGCTTTCGCCATAACGAACAACAGCGTTCAAAGTATCTAAATTTGGTACTTTTTGGAGATCTTTGAACTCAGCATTGGCACCTTCGAGGTATTTGCTATACAAATGATACTTCTCAATTTGATTCGCGACTTTCATCGCGATACCTTCCGAACTAAATTCATTATCTTGTTGTGTCATTATCGGCAGGTTTTCCAACTTGCCAACATCTTTCGCACCTCCGCTGCGTCTCTCGCTGATTTCTTTGTCCAGGATAAGTGCAGCCGGTATAAGATACTTTTGATTTCCAGAAGGATCCTTTTCAATGAGAATATCAAGCAGGCCTTTCTTGGTTAACCAGGGATACTTCTTCTTTGCGTCTTGTATTCTGCCTTCTATAAGCAGTTGTTCTTCGTTGAGAAGGTTTATGTATTTTCGCCAGTTTTCAAATAGGAGTTTCATCTTATTTCCTCACCAATTTAGGATTCAACACAACAATCGAAGGCTCTTCTCCGTTGGGTTCTATAACTTTAACAATATCATATCCTTTAAACATTTCCTGTGGTTGCCAAATTTCTTGAAACTCTTGCCACCAAAAAACTTTGGGATAAACGCTTGCTTCAGACAAATCAATTTCAACTTCAGATACTTGCCCATCTTTATGTTGTGCTGCATATTTTTCAGCGTATACTCTGTCTTTTGAATAGAATGTTCCAATACGAGTAGATAAAAAGTCTTTTCCGCCTCCGTGATAATATGTTTCTTCTTTCAAGAACTCTCGCCAATTTTCAAATAGGAGTTTCATATATTTTCCTCTTTGGGCGAATTGTCGTCCGGACCTGTTAGTTTCGTAATGAAATCAAGTAAGGCATTATCAATGTCATCTGATAAATTATTATCCATCATATCAAACATCATTTGACTAGCCTGTATATATGTTATGTCTGATGCTCTATAAAGATTCCAAAGTTTACTATCAAAATCCTCTCTATTTTGGAAGTTTTTAATTAAATCACCAACGCCTGTTTCAAATATTTCCCAAGCGCCAGGAATAGATTGAAGACTAGCTGGTCGTGGATGGCCTGATCCGACAGCGTCGGACGCTTCGGCCACCGGGTGTCCTTTTTGAGAAGAAATCATAATCACAGGCACATCCAGATTACACTTGAGAGCCGCCGTCAATCTGTGCCTACCTTCAACGGTATAATCTGCGTCAAGATCAATTATGATTGGTTTTTTTATCTCGCCATCAGCACAAATCTGGTCAATCTGTTCTTGATCGGTCGGTTCACCTTCTCGTCTTACTTTGTCTTTAAGCCAAAATTTTATATCTTCTTTGTTAGAAGCCAGTATTGTGTCTCGCTCCAATTTAACATCTTCTATGTTTCTACCGAGTTCGTTCAAGTAAGCGCGAACTTCGTCCATTGCATTCTCTCTTAGAAATTTTCGCCAGCTTTCAAACAACAACTTCATATTATCTGTCCCAGTCAATCTCTGCGTGAGGAAAGCGAGACTGCATATAGTAGCGCCAATATTCTCTAATCTTACTCATTATCGGACCCAGTTCCTCTTCGGTGTATCCATAATGTAATCCCGTACTATAAATATTCATCAACTCTTGATCTAATACTTCGCCGGCGGGTTCCTTAAACATCTTTGCTTTCTTATAAATACCAACGACATGAGCTTTTGTTTCTGATTCGTTGGTAAAATATGCTTCTGCGCTTTCAAGAGTGTTCCAAACATCTCCCGTAGGAATCTTTTTTTGAATCTTCATCAACATTTCAGTGGGTTGCGTGCTGTGTTCCAGTTCGTGTCTCAATGATTCTTTAATCTCTGGAATCAATTCGGAAAATATTGAGTTTTCATAACCTATCGGCAAGATAACATCCACAACAATTTCTGAATTTTTTCTTTGTTCTTCTGTTGCGTCCAAGTCAAACTCGTATTTTGCATGAGCATAAACTAGATCTCCTTCCAACATATTAACATAGACATCTTTGACATATTCTAAATTATCCAAAATATGTTCAATATCTAATTTAAAATAAGCTTGTTTGGCTTGATTGAAAGCATCTTTGACATCTGAATCTTTCAAAGCGTTTACTATTTCTCTGGAGATTAGGGTCGTATATTGTTCTAGTTCTCGGCCTTCTTTCAAATATCGTCGCCAACTTTCAAACAGCAGCTTCATATTCTTTCCTCGATCGATACGGTTTTCCGTTGAGAAACCACTGTTGTGATCCCTTCGGCTGCATCGTAGGTGGTTTTGTTGTGTTTCATTGTTGCTGCAGTTTCCCGTTGAGATACCACTGTTTTTTTCCATTGGCACGTATCACAGCAGGACCATCTTCACGATGTCGTTTCCCGTTGAGCCACCACTGTTTTGTTCCATCGGGCCCTATCTCAGCAGGCCCATCCTCGCGATGTAGTTCCCCGTTGAGATACCAGAACTTTGATCCATCAGTATATATCACAGCAGGCCCATCCTCGCGATGTAGTTCCCCGTTGAGATACCAACCTTTTGTTCCATCAGCATGTATCAAAGCAGGACCATCTTCGCGATGCCGTTCTCCGTTGAGATACCACCATTTTGATCCATTAGCATGTATCAAAGCAGGTCCATCCTCGCGATGTAGTTCCCCGTTGAGCCACCACACTTTTTGGGCACTAGTGGACACATACACTCTTCCATCATCATATTCTCTATAATCGTACTGTTCAACTTTTTTCAAAATAGGTTTGGGCAGGTGCTTATTTCCTCTGAGTCTTGAAACCAGTTTGGCTAATAGTTCACCGTCGATGGCG